TCGGCCTCACATGGAACTATGAGCTGTACACCCAGGCCAACAAACGACTGCACCGTCAAGGGCAGAAGGAAAAGGTGATCATCCACCATCTGGTATGCAGCGGGACCCGGGATACGGATGTCATGCAGGCGCTGCAGCGTAAGGATGACGTACAGAACTGGGTCATGGAATCACTGAAAGCAAGGATCCGTAAGATCCGGGAAGGAGCCATATGACGGACAAGCAGAAGAAAACCATTATGATGCGGACACTGGGGCAGACCTGCTGCTAGGGATGCGGGAAGGTGATCCATCCGGAAACAGATGACCTGTCCCGTGTCGAGTATGTAAAGACCAAAAGAGGGGATCACTGGTTTTTCCATACTGCCTGTGCGGGAAATGTCTGGGGGAGAAAGATCAGCTGGGAAAAGTAAAGGAGAATAGCCATGGAGAGATTAACACAGAAAGATGAACAGGGAAATTGGTGCTTGAAGGGTGTGCCATGGGAATGGCTGCATGAAGGACAGGTAATCACCAAGCCTTTACGGGAACGGCTGTATGGAGCCCTCTGGAAGTTGATGGAGTACGAGGATACCGGTCTGGTACCGGAAGATGTAGAAAGAGTTAATGATTTTGAGAAAAGCCAGGTGGCACACTTGCTGAAACAGCTAAATGAGGAACAGCGCAAGCACCACTGGATCCCGGTGGAGGAGAGACTGCCGGAAGATGATAATTATATTCTACTATCGTTCAGCAATTTCTCTCTTCCGCTGATTGGAAGATATGAGGCTGATAATGATGGTGGAGGAGCATTCTATCTGGGCGATAATGATGAGGGAGATACCTGTCTATCAGTGGATCTGTATGTTAATGCCTGGCAGCCGCTGCCGGAGCCATACCGGCCAGAGGAGTGAGTTTCTCCCAAGGAATTACTTGGTATCCTTGGGAGCACAGAGGGCCTGATGTGCAGCCATAGTGGCCAGAGAGTCACCGATCTGTACAAAAATGGAACTGATCAGGGCGATCTCTTCTGGAGACTTGCCATCGGCAATACAGCAGGCCAGAGCAGAAATCGTTACTGTAAGTTCACAAGAATCCATGATATCACCTCAGGATAGTATATGTGTTGATATCATGTATAGAACAGAATTAGCCTTTGGAGGAGAAGATGAAAAACATAGATCGCATAAAAAGCATGAGCGAAGAAGAGCTGACGGAATTATTTCATGAAATTCCATTCGATTGTGCGGAAAGATGTCCTGATTTTGGGAATGGCTGCCTTGGAACGTGTACGCATGATGCTGGCCGGGATTTTATACGTGACTGGTTGAATGAAGAAAACTGACATTTAGAGGAGAAAGCACAATGTACAAGAATCAAGAAGGATATCCGGATCCAGCCGCAGGAGCTGCGATCCGGGAAGCGGACAGGCCGCCAGAAGATTACCGCAAAGCCGTCCGCATGATGCTCTTTACCGCGAAGTGTATGGGCTACCATGTGGAGGATACGATCAGGTTAAGAGACGAGAAAACAGGGAGGTTGTGGCCGTGAATGTACTTAAGGGCGTGGTAATTATCCTGTGGGCCATCACAGGGACAGTCAATCTGATACGGCACAATATTGACCGCAGGGATTACCTGATGGTCTGGGGCTCCCTGATGGCGGTGCTGATGATCTGGAGGTGATGTTATGCCGGGGCCAGTATATTATGACCTGTACGACTGCGGGAAGCTTGTGGGGCGGTACAGCGGCATCGAGCTGCAAAAGAGATTTGGTTGGAAGTGCAGGCCTCAGGTTGATAAGTACAGCGACATGGGAATCCTGTACCAGAAGAGGTACCTGATTGTCCGAGTGGATATGGAAACCTGGGCGGATGAGTGGGATGAGGCCAGACAGAGGATTTTGAGGGCGAGGAGGTGATACCGTTGGACAAGCAGATATTAGAGCAGTACATAGACGCCTGTGAGCTGATTAAGGATACCAAGGATGAGATTCGGAAGTTGAGAAAGCGCCGCAGCCAGATCCAGCAGGACAGCGTCAAGGGCTCTGCGCATGAGTTCCCTTACACCTTACAGACCTATCATCTGGAGGGGCTTGGGTATGCAGCTGTTAAGGATCCGGATGAGCTGGATCGTATGGAGGAGCTGCTGGCGGAGCGGATCCGGAACGCAGAGAAGATCAAGCGTCAGGTGGAAGCATGGCTCAATACAGTTTCGCCCAGGATGCAGCGGATTATCCGGTACCGGGTGTTTGAGGATATGACTTGGGCGCAGGTGGCTATGAAGATGGGGCGGAAGGCTACAGCGGATAGTGTAAGGATGGAGTTTGAAAGATTTATGTTAGTGGCGTAAAGTTTGTTCGATTTGTTCACACTGTTCGGTTTTGAAATGTTATAGTGTACCATGAAGCCAAAGGCATACAGCCGACGGCTTACACTTAAATCGACGGTCGCCAGGTGTCACAGCCTGGTGCCCGGTTCGTCTGGCTCTGGTTCCATCCCAGGGCTGGACGCCCCCTTCTTCGGATCCTTAGCTCAGTCGGTAGAGCAGGTGACTGTTAATCACCGTGTCCCAGGTTCGATTCCCGGAGGGTCCGTTGGTTTTTCTTTTGCATGATTTTTCTCCTTTGGAGAGGCTCCTGCTCCGGCAGGGGCTTTTCTTTTTATCAACATATTGTGGATAACATGGGGATAAGCACAAGATATCGGAATGGAGGTGAGCCTGATGGCAAAGAAGACGGTCGGAAGGCCGCCTAAGTATGAGAGCAAAGAACAGATTGAAAGCCTGATCGAGCAGTATTTTAAAGACTGCGAGGGTGAAATACTGAAAGACACGGAAGGAAACCCGATTTTGAATAAATGGGGGAATCCAGTTATCATCAACCAGAGGCCGCCAACAGTCACGGGCTTGGCGCTTGCGCTGGGGTTTGCGAGCAGACAGGCATTGTTAAACTACCAAGGCAAAAAAGAATTTAATGACACGATAACGCGTGCAAAGACCAGAGTGGAGCAGTACGCAGAAGAGCGTCTGTTTGACCGTGACGGATCTAATGGGGCAAAGTTCAGTCTGAGCAATAATTTTTCTGGATGGGGAGAGAAGCCTCCTTCTGATCTCGATGAGGAGGAACAGAGAGCCCGTATCGCTCAGATCAAAGCCCAGACGGATAAGCTGAAAGGCACTGACAATGATGCAGAGCTGAGCCGATTGGATGAGGTCCTGAGTGAGATCAAAGGAGTTGTGTGATATGCCATTTTCTGATAAGCAGCAGGAGTTTTTCCGGAATGCAAACCACCGATGGAATATCAAAGTGGGTGCCACACGTTCAGGAAAGACCTATATGGACTATTATGTAATCCCTAAGAGAATCCGAGCCAGAGTTGGAAAAGAGGGCTTGGTGGCAATCCTAGGCGTTTCTAAGGGCACGATCCAGCGAAACATCGTCGAACCTTTGCAGCGTATCTGGGGAACAAACCTTGTGGGAGATATCAATTCTCAGAACATCTGCCCCATGTTTGGCGAGGATGTTTACTGTCTGGGCGCTGAGAAAGTCAGTCAGGTATCCAAGATCCGCGGATCATCACTGAAATACTGCTATGGCGATGAGGTAGTGGACTGGAATCAGGATGTATTCAACATGCTTAAATCCCGTCTGGATAAGCCGTATTCCTGTTTTGACGGGGCTTGCAATCCGGATGCGCCGCAGCACTGGTTTAAGCAGTTTCTGGATTCCGATGCGGATATTTACTCCCAGAAGTATGAACTTTTTGACAATCCATTTGTAAGCCCTGTATTTGTGGATGAGCTTTGTAAGGAGTACAAGGGGACGGTCCTATATGACCGGTACATCCGTGGGCTGTGGGTTGCGGCAGAAGGATCTGTGTATAAGCTGATGTGTGATGCAGTATCCAGCGGAGGGGTTAATCCGTTTGCAATTTATGAAAAGCCTAAGAGTATCATGCAGATCAATATCGGCGTTGACTTTGGCGGTTCCGGCTCCGGCCATGCGTTTGTTGCTACGGCATATTCCAGGGCATACCACAGTATTATTGCCCTTGCCAGTGAGCGGCATATGAGCAAAAATGGCAGCATTGACCCGGATGAGCTGGGAAAACTGTTTGTGGACTTCTGCCTGAAGATTATAAACCTGTACGGATTTATCACGGCTGTTTACTGCGACAGTGCAGAGCAGACCCTGATAGCAGGATTAAGGACGGCGGTCAGAAAGTCTGGTATTGGGTGGATCCGGATCGAGAACGCGCTTAAGACAACGATCAATGACCGGATACGATTCACGCAGCGGATGCTCAGCCAGCACCGCTTTTTTTACATGCAGGATCAGTGCAAGACATTGGAGGATGCCCTTACTACAGCCCTCTGGGACGAGAAGAAAAGCCTTGTGGAAGATGTGCGGCTGGATGATGGTACCAGTGATATAGATACGCTGGATGCGTTTGAATATACGTTTGAGCGGGATATCAGCCGGTTTATCCGGTACGAATAGAGGTGATGAGAATGAAGTTTTCAAAGATGCTGACGGCAGTCACAGAGATATTGAATCAGGATTCCGATACGCAGGTGGATGTGTGCCTGACCTCACAGATGGCCTCTGCGATTGAGCTATGGACAGCCATGTATGAGAACCATGCCCCATGGGTAGACCGGAAAAAAGTAAAAAGCGCACAGATCCCGGCAGCCACTGCCTCGGAGATTGCCAGATTGGTGACATTGGAAATGCAGTCCGAGATTACTGGAGGGGAAGCAGCTGCCCATCTGAATCAGGAGTACCAGAGGAAAGTGCTGCCTGATCTGAGGCGCTATGTGGAATATGGATGCGCAAAAGGCGGCCTGATCCTTAAGCCGTATATGACAAAGACAGGTCTGTCCATACAGTATGTGCAGGCAGACAGCTTTTTTCCTCTGTCCTTTGATGATTCGGGCCGGATCCAGCAATGTGTGTTCACAGAGCAGTTCCGAAAAGGGAAAAAGATATATACCCGGCTGGAAGTACACACGCTACAGAATGATATGATCCATATCACGAACAGGGCTTTCGTGGCAACCAATGATTACAGCCTGGGGACAGAAATAGAGGTCAGCAGTGTTGACCGATGGTCTGAGCTGATGCCGGAGCTTTCGCTTGCAGGATCAGATCGGCTCCTGTTTGGATATTTCAGGGTTCCTATGGCAAATACAGAGGACACAGACAGCCCATTGGGGGTATCGGTATATTCCAGGGCAGACGAGCTGATAGCAGAAGCAGATCAGCGGTATTCAAACATCTGCTGGGAGTATGAGGGCACGCAGCTTGCAGTACATATCGCGGAGAGCCTGTTAAAATACAATACAGACCAGAATAAGTTTGAATATCCAGGAGGCAAAGAGAGGCTATACCGCAGAGTAAGTTATGCGACCGGTGCAACGGATAAGCCGCTTATCGATGTATTCTCTCCGGAGATTCGGGACACAGCTCTGTTTAATGGATTCAACGCCCAGCTGAGACTGATTGAGTTTGCCTGTAACTTGGCATACGGCACTCTGTCAGACCCTCAGAATGTGGACAAAACAGCTACAGAGATCAAAGTCAGCAAACAGAGATCGTACACGTTTGTTTCTGATACACAGATGGCCTTGCAGCGTGCTCTGGAAGATTTAGTTTATGCTATGAACTTCTGGGCTGCACTGTACGGCCTGATCCCCCCGGGAAATGATTATCAGGTATCCTTTGTATGGGATGACAGCATCATTGTGGACGCAGAAGAAGAACGCCAGACAGACCGGCAGGATGTGGCTATGGGCGTGATGTCTCTGGCTGAGTACCGCAGTAAGTGGTACGGCGAGACATTGGAGGAGGCTGCTAAAAGCCTGCCGGAGCCTGTATTGGTAGAGGAGTGATGCCATGACACCCGAAGAACTGGAGAAGTTGCCCAAACCATTAGAGCGCACTATGACAGCGCTGGAGCTGGCTGTTATGTCTGAGATCATACAGCGCATAAAAGAGGTGTCCCAGATCACTCCGGTGATTGATTGGCTGCTGATCCGGATGGACGCTGTTGGCAAGAGTCGGAAAGAGATCAAGCGCCTGCTTCAGGAGGGGATAGAGTCAGCAGGGCTTGATATAGACCAGATCTACGATCAGGCGGCACAGTCTGATTATATCCGCAACAAGGCTATCTATGAGGCCGCAGGCCGGGACTATTTGCCCTACGAAGAAAACCAATGGCTTCAGCAGGTCGTGGAAGCAGTCAGGGAACAGACCAGAGACAGCCTGAGGCCGATGGAAAACATCACCCAGACAACAGGGTTTAATGTACAGATGGGCGGGAAGAAGGTATTCACGCCGCTGTCGGAGTATCTGGAGCGCAGCCTGGACAAGGCCATGCTGGGGATCACTACCGGCACAAGGACATACAGCCAGGCCATAGGGGAGGTCATTGACGAGATGACATCCAGCGGTATCCGGACTGTGGATTATGCGTCTGGAAAATCCGACCGGATTGAGGTGGCTGCAAGGCGAGCAGTGATGACGGGCGTAGTCCAGATGGTTGATAAGGTAAATGAGACGAACGCCAGGGAGCTGGGGACGGATTACTGGGAAGTGGACTGGCACATGGGAGCTAGAAACACAGGAACCGGGTACCTGAACCATCAGAGCTGGCAGGGGAAGGTTTATTCCTCTGAGGAGATGCGGACAGTCTGCGGGCTGGGGGAGATGCTGGGATTTGCCGGCATTAACTGCTACCATATCCGTTTTCCCTTCCTTCCCGGTATCAGCAAACGGAGGTATACAGATGAGTGGCTGGAAGAACAGAACCGGAAAGAAAATGAAAAAAAGCTGTTTAATGGGCGCGAATATGATACATATGGAGCCTTACAGTATCAACGGCGCTTGGAGCGCACAATCCGGAAACAGAAGCAGGATGTTAAGCTTTTAGAGGAGGCTAAGGCTGACCCGGATGATATTACAGCGGCTAAGAGCAGGCTGAGGCTGACTAACAAGACCTATGTGGAGTTTTCAAAGGCAATGGGGATTAGGCAGCAGCGGGAACGGCTGAGAGTGTCAAAGGATATAGTTGCAGAGAGTGTTAAAGGTGATATAATAAAAGAGATTAGGCTTCCAAATGAAGCCTTGGGTGCAAAGAATATTACACCAGATATAGTTGATGAAATTCAATCAGGAATAGATGAAATGGGGCAGGAGTATGATATCCGGCTTGATCGGGCGTTAGCGCAGGATGTGAGTGACAGATTCCCTGATACCCCGTACCTGACAAGAGTAGTTGATAATCACGGGATAAGGGAAGTTGAGTTTGTAATCAATAAGGGATATAATTTTTCTGATTTCAGAAGGATTGTGAAAGCGGGTTATGAGACTGGGTATTTTGCCGGTCGTACTATTAAGGATCATGCCATACACGAAATGGTTCACGTGATGACAGGCCAGCAATTCAAATCTATTTCTGGTTACGATGCGTTCAAAGCACGATTGGAAAGCCAATATGTTCCAGGAATATCTGGGTATTCGGATTCTATGAAAGATGGATTTGAAACCTTGGCTGAAGCATTTGTAAGAATGAGAAATAATGAGCCCGTTCCAGACGAAGCTAGGCAATTAGTTATAAAACACATCGAAAGGTGGCGAAAGCAATGATTGTAATTCCTATATGCCTAAAATGTAAATACTGTGAAAAAGGTATGAAATGCAAGGTATATCCGCAAGGCATTCCAAGAGAAATTGCCCTGGCTCAAAAGCCGTCTGGGGATATATGTAAGGATTATAAATATAAATGGGAGAATGAAGCATCTGAATAGTCGGGTGCTTTTTTATATGCGTTTTTGGCGTTGCGACGTCGCAACAGAAAGGAGCACACAATGAGTAGATTTCTAAGCTGGCTGAAACGGTTGTTTTGCCGACCTAAGCCAGTATGCGAACACCGATATAGAAAGCACTGGTGCCGCCGCCATGGACCTTATGGTGGGTATGTAAGGCGGTGTGTGAAATGTGGAAAGGAGATCGGGAGATGAAAAGGTTATTTATATCACAGCCTATGAATGGTAGAACGGATGAGGATATTTTAAAGGAGCGTAAAAAGGCGATCAAGAAAGCTGAAAGTATGATCGGGGAACAGGTAGAAGTGATCGATTCTTTTTTCGAGACAGTTCCAGGAAATGTTACGCCTCTGTGGTATTTGGCAAAATCACTGGAATTGCTGTCCACGGCAGATGTGGCGTATTTTGCTCCAGGCTGGCAGGAGGCCAGAGGGTGCAAGATAGAGCATGAATGTGCGGTACAGTATGGAATTGACAGAATTGAATAGGAGATCGAGAGATGAGTGAGTGTAAGAGAGAGATGAGATTAGATGATACAGCTGAGATGATGGGCAGCCCGGATTATAAGGAACGCTTTAAGGCTGAGTACTATCAGGTTGCGATCCGATACTACAAGTTGAAAGCTATGCTGGATAAATGGGATCAGGGGATGCTGGAATTTAAGCCGACCTGTCCCAGAAGCACTTACAATATGCAGGTAAAAGCTATGACGGATTATATTGCGGTGCTGGAAGCACGGGCAGTAATGGAAGGCATAGAGCTGTAGTCATAGCAAGTCATAGGATTAGTCATAGACACGCAGGCGGGGCCTGGGTGTTATTTTTACGCCTTTTTTCGGTCAGATGATGAGACCTAAAACAGTCATTCGTTTGGTGGATGGTTACACACCTATAAATAACCTAATGGCGAATCAATACAAAGAAAGGACACAGGGAATGAAAACAGAAGATTTACAGGCAAAGGGTCTGACGCAGGAACAGATCGATTATGTAATGGCCGAGTATGGTAAGGAGCTTAACGGGATTAAGCAGGACCGGGACAACTACAAGACCCAGCTTGCGGCGGCCCAGACTACGCTCAAGAGCTTTGAGGGAGTAAATGTCCAGGAACTTCAGGGCAAGATTACCCAGCTGACTGCTGATCTGGCAAACAAGGAGACAGAGTATCAGAAACAGATTGCCGACAGGGATTTCAATGACCTGTTAAAGGCAACGGCAGAGGGCTATAAACCAAGGAATCTGAAAGCCGTCATGCCATTCCTGGACGTTGAAAAGCTGAAAGGCAGCAAGAACCAGGAAGCAGACATCAAGGCCGCCCTGGATGCGGTGAAGAAGGACAATGCATATCTGTTTCAGGACGTCAGTATTCCCAGAGTGGTGTCTTCTACGCCTGGCCCGGGCGGTGCAGCGACGGAGGACACAAAAGCCAGAGCCAATGCAGCATTAAGAAACATTTTAGGAAGAGAATAAGGAGGCAAACAATATGGCAGTACATATTACAAGCAGGGCCGATGCAGAGGCCATTATCCGTGAGCAGGTGGTATCCACTATTTTTCAGGACGCGCCCAAACAGTCGGTATTTATGTCTTTAGCGCGCAAGCTGCCGAATATGACAAGCAACCAGACCCGTATCCGCGTACTGGATTTCCTGCCAACTGCTTACTGGGTAAACGGTGATACCGGTATGAAGCAGACCAGCAAGCAGGCATGGGATAATGTGTATATCAATGCGGCAGAGCTGGCAGTCATCATTCCGATTCCGGAGGCGGTACTGGATGATGCAGAGTTTGACATTTTCGGAGAGATCACTCCGAGGGTGAATGAGGCGATCGGCCAGAAGGTGGACAGTGCCATTATCTTTGGTGTGAACCGTCCGGCAGAGTGGCAGAACGATATTGTTACTCTGGCACGTCAGGCAGGTAATAACGTAGCGCCTAGCGGCAGCCCTGATTATTATAATCTGATTCTTGGAGAAGGCGGTGTTATTTCCAAGGTAGAGGAAGACGGTTATATGTCCACGGGTGCGCTGGCTTCCATGGGAATGAGGGCAAAACTGAGAGGGATTAAGGCTACGGATGGAACCCCGATCTTTAAGTCAGATATGCAGGGATCCACAAACTATGCACTGGATGGTGCGCCTATGTATTTCCCGCAGAACGGTGCATTTGACAATACGATTGCTCAGCTGATTATTGGTGATTTCAAACAGGCTGTATACGCGATCCGTCAGGATATCACTGTAAAGATCCTGGATCAGGGTGTTATTCAGGATCCTGCTACAAAAGAAATCGCTTACAACCTGGCTCAGCAGGACATGGTGGCGCTGCGTGTCGTATTTCGTATGGGATGGGCGCTCCCGAACCCTGCAACCAGGATGGATGAGGATCGTGTGGGCTGTCCGTTTGCTTATCTGGAGCCAGCGACGGCAATGACCACCCAGAAGGTTACATTTACAGTCAAGGACAACAACAGTGAGCCGAAAGCGGTTGAAGGTGCCATTGTAGACGTCAATGGTTCCAGACTGAAAACCAATGCTTCCGGCGTGGCAGAGTTCCATCTGCGTCCGGGTACCTATCCGGCAAAGATCAGGAAGAGCGGGTATGGCACTGTGACAGAAACAGTGACTGTGGACAAGTCCGCAGTACCTAAAGCAGTTACCCTGATCCCGAATGTGTAGAAAGGAGCTGGGCGCTGATGAGTTATGCAGATGAAGGATTCTATACAGACCGATATTTGTTAGGCCGTAAGCCGGTCATCAGCGCCGGCTTTGACTTCTATTCCCGTCAGGCCAGCCAGGTGATTGACAGTTATACGTTCGGACGTTTAAAGCAGACGGCGAAGATTCCGGAGGCGGTGCGCCTGTGTTGCTGTGAGCTGGCAGAGGCTGAGTTTTCCAGAGAAAAGCAGAAGATGGATTCTGGCGGAAAAACATCTGAGAAGATCGGAACCTATTCCGTCAGCTTCGCCTCTTCGGGAGAGAGTGATTCTGCATATGCCGGGGAACAGGAGGCCATCGTGATGAAATGGCTTGGAGGTACCGGCCTGTGCTATCAGGGGGTGTGAGATGTATACCAACTCAGACGCAACGCTGTATCTGTACAGCAAAGAGGGCAGGGACGTACGATATACCCGTGTTCCTATTGAGGGAGTGTACTGGGAGGATGTGCAGCAGTCCACATTCCTGAAGACAGGGCAGAAGGATGCAGCTTCTGTCCTGCTGGTAATTCCATATGAGAGCCTGAATCATCCATTGCATATTACCAGAGGAAAGGATCTGGCTGTCAAAGGGATTATCACAGATGAAATCGACAGCAGCACGCAGGAGGCCTTGTCGAAGTCATTGGCAGACCTAAAAACAGCTCATGATTATGTGACCATTACCACAGTAGATGAAAGGCTGTATGGCAGTGAATCCGTGTGGCATTATGAGCTGTCCTGCAAGTAAGGAGGCAGTATGGAGGTTGAATTTGAAATGAAGTCCACCGAGGCTCTTCTGAGAACCCGTGGCTTGCAGAAAAATGGGCCGGTACAAAAGCTGGTAGACAGTGAGTGCATGAGGTACATGTCCCCATATATGCCCCGAAGACAGGCGGGGGAGCTGGAGCACATGATGGTTATGGCGACTGTGGTCGGATCCGGGCAGATCGACATTCCTGGGCCTTATGCTCATTACCTCTATGAGGGGGTTCTGTATGTGTCACCTACTACAGGAAGCGCGTGGGCGAAAAAGAATGAGATTAAAGTTCCGACCGGGAGGGCGCTGGCCTATGCAGGGGCTCCCATGCGGGGAAAGAAGTGGTTTGAGAGGATGAAGGCAGACCACAAGGATGATATCCTCCAAGCGGCGCAGACTCTGGCAGATAGGAGGGGAAGTTCATGACCATCATAGACTATATGCGTCAGACATTGACGGAGTATCCGAAGATATCTGAGTTTCTGGCTGGGGATGAGATCCACATTGATTTTACGGAGCCTGATCCGGTCAATTATGGCCTGACCAGCAACGGGGACAGTCTGGTAAAGGAGGATGTGCTGGGAAACCAGATCCGGCAGCATAATTTTGTTATGTATGCAGTCGGTCAGTCCTTTACAGATTATAACCGGCTGGCAAACAGTAACTTCCTGCTGGAGCTGTCACTCTGGCTGGAGAGGCTACCTTCCGGGGATGAGCTTACATTTCAGGCCGGAGAACAGGAACTAAAGGGAACTTTTTTAAAGGCAACCACAGCCAATGCAATGAGCATGGGGCTGATGGGGGATACCGTTGACAGTGGCGTAATGTATCAGCTACAGATCTACGCCCAGTACAAAATAGAAAGCGAGGAATTTTAAATGCCAGGAACAGTAACAGGGAAAATCAAACGTAAATTCATGGCGCACTATATTGATTCGGCAGCTCCGGGAGCGGGATCAGAGACGGCAAAATATGTCCGCTTAGGCAAGGATCTGGAAGAGTTCAATGTGGAAATGAACGCCAATGTGGAAACTAAAAACAATATTTTAGGTGAAACCTCTGTAAATCTGGACAGCTATCAGCCTCAGGCATCCGCTGAACCGTATTATGCAGAGATTGGCGATCCTCTGTTTGAACGGTTGCAGGCAATCATTGATGAGCGCCAGACTTTGGATGACCTGAAGACTTCCGTGGTGGAAGTGCATCTTTGGGACGAGGATGAGTCAAAGACTGGCTCCTATGTGGCATATAAAGAAGATGCCATTATTGAGGTTTCCAGCTATGGCGGTGATACAACCGGATACCAGATCCCGTTTAATGTACATCACACGGGCAACCGGATCAAGGGGCTGTTCGCATTGACTACAAAGACATTTACAGAAGATGGGAAAAAATGAAGAGGAATCCAAATGAGAAGTCTTAATTTTAATGATGGTTATGAGAGTTTTATGGTTAACGATGATCCGAACCGGGTGATCCGGTTTAACCCGGCTGATCCGGAGATTATCAACCGTGTTTTGAGCGTCCAGAGTGAATTTGGCGCTTACCAGATCCCGGAAGGGATTGAGCTGAATCCGGACGGAAGCCCTAAAACGGATTTGGAAAAGAACGGGGCATATGTGGCTGAATTTACGGCTGCCATGCGTAAGGCCTTTAATGGCATTTTCAATGCAGATGTGTATGACACGATTTTTGCAGGCCAGTCCCCGTTATGCATTATCGGTCAGAATTATCTTTTTGAAGAGGTTTTAAATGGATTGCTGGAACTGATGCAGCCGGCTGTAAAAGCCTATAACGAAAAGAACCGAGAGAAGATGAACCAGTATTTAAAGGACGTGGAAGCCGATGAAGTTCCTGCCGGACAGCCTTGAAGTGGGCGGAGTTACATATCCGATTGAAACAGATTACCGCAATATCCTGATCTTTCTGTCTGCCTGTACAGATCCGGGTCTGACAGCCGCCCAAAAGCTTGAAATACTTCTAAGAAGGCTGTACAGGAAGGGATACAGCCAGATCCCTCAGGAACATATAGGGGAAGCTGTCTTGCAGGCGAAATGGTTTGTGGACTGCGGCAGGGAAGATGATGATAAAAGACCGGCTAAAAAGATGATGGACTGGGAGCAGGATGAGGCGATCCTGTTCCCTGCGGTCAATAAAGTAGCCGGCATAGAAACACGAGCTGTCCCCTATCTTCACTGGTGGACGTTTGCTGGGTATTTCATGGAGATTGAGGAGGGAACGTTTTCCACGGTTCTGGGAATCCGTCAGAAAAAGGCCAAGGGGAAGCGGCTGGAAAAATGGGAGGAGGAATTTTACAGAAATAACAAAAAGCTGTGTGATCTGAAGACCCGATATACAGAAGAAGAACAGAAAGAGATTGATTATTGGAATAAGCTATTGGGTTAGGCACCGGAAGGTGTCTTATTTTATGCCCGGAAATGAGGTGAGAGCATGGCAGCAGATGGAAGCCTGCGGTTTGATACAGGAATCAATACGGAGGGATTCAAGGATGGTATTTCAGTATTAAGTAAAGCGATGGACAGGCTGACAAAAGCAGTAGATCAATTATCTTCTAATATTATAACCCGTTTTGGAGCCACAGAGCAGGCCATGCAGAAAGTGGCCGAAGGAGCAGAGAAAGCATCAGAAGAAATTGAGTCTATTGGCAGTTCCGCAGATCGGTCGACAGAAAGAGTAAAAAGCTTGCAAGAACAGATGGATGCAATCAGCGTGCATACAATGCAGGACTCTGCTGCTGATGTGGCAACCGCAGCCCCAGTATCTGTTCCAGTAGCGGCATCCGATATGGGATATAATCCAGAAGCAATGTCAGCAGTGTTTGGAAAAGCAGCAGAAGATATACGCAGTTGGTCGGATGCAATTAACATGTACGGTCAGCAGGCGGGATTTGCATTGAACGATCTGGAGCGGGATGCAGCAGAGGCAGGGCAGGCAATATCAAGTGGAGCCGATCAGGCAGAGAATACGGTGCAGAGGTATGTGGGTTTTAAGGATTCTGTAATCGGGGCCTTTAAAAATATGCCAGGAGCGTTTGCTCTTATTCCAAAAGCATTATCGTTAGAAATTTCCAAGATACCGGGGATTGTAAAGAGTGGTTTTTCCAAAGCGTCAGGAGTCATATCAGGCTTCGGAAAAGCACTTGGAAAAGGACTTGCAGGAAAAGCAAAATCGGCTGTAACAAGTTTAAAAGGACTGTCCAAGCCTGCTGATAAGGCAGCAAAGAGTATTTTAAAATTATCTAATATGTTCAAGCTGATGCTCATTCGCATGGCAATGCGCGCGGTTGTTCAGGGCGTAAAAGAGGGAATGCAAAATCTAGTACAGTATTCAGGAGACGCCAATCAAGCCATGTCAGAATTGACATCAAGTATGACATACGCCAAAAACAGTTTTGCGGCTGCTTTTGCACCGATTTTGTCTTTTGTAGTGCCAGCAATTACAGTGCTTATCAATGCCCTGGCTACAGCGGTAGGATATGTAAATCAATTTTTCTCCGCTTTAGGCGGGAAAGGTACGTTTGTCCGAGCTAAAAAAGTAAATCAGGATTATGCAGCCAGCCTGAAAAAGACTGGAGGCGAAGCAAAGCAGGCAGGAAAGGATGCGAAAAAGGCACTGGCCCCATTTGATGATCTGGTACAGATCCAAAGAGAAGGGGCGGATGACTCCTCTGGTGGATCAAGTGGAGGTATAGATCCCTCACAGATGTTTGAAACTGTAGCAATCGATCAGGGAATCAGTGATTTTGCAAATAAGCTGAAAGAACTGTGGCAGGCCGGAGACTGGGAAGGTATTGGACAGCTGATCGGCCAGAAGATCAATGATTCAGTCCAGAAGTTTACGGACTATATAAGCTGGGACAATGTAGGCGCTAAGATCACAGCATTTGTGACCGCATTTACTACGCTGTTTAACAGCCTGGTCGCAAATATTGATTGGTATTCGATCGGTATCATGATGGGTACAGGTATCAATACGTTAGCAAATACCTTATATCTGCTTCTTACTCAGATTGACTGGCTTATGCTGGGATCAGCTCTAGCAACGGGGCTTAATGGTATGGTCGCTACGATTGACTGGAATTTATTCGGAGCCACTCTGGGAGCATTTTTCCAAGCAAAAATTTCAGGTCTGTATGGTTTTGTGGATACCGCTGACTGGCCTTTGATCGGACAGGCTATTGGAAATGGACTTAACGGAACCATATCACAAATTGACTGGGGAATGCTTGGGCTGCTATTTGCCACAGGATTGGGCGGATTATTTTCTGTTGCCGGAAATTTTGCTCAGACGTTTGACTGGACAGGATTCGGTAATTCAATCGCCTTGAGCCTAAGTACGTTTTTCCAGACATTTGATTGGGCCGGATCTGGTACAGCCATCAGCGATATAGTAATTGGAATTTTGGATGCGCTCCTTACTGTAATTATTCAAACAGATTGGTGGGCTTTTGGTGATGGCATTGCAACCGCAATAGAACATATTGACTGGACAACAGTGGCTAACCGTTTTTTTGCGGTTATTGGGGCTGCACTGGGTGGATTTGCTGCTTTCCTGGGCGGATTGCTTTCTGATGGTGTAGAAGAGGCTAAAAATTACTTCCAGGAAAAAATAAAGGAATGTGGAGGAAATGTGGTAGATGGTATCCTTATGGGAATTGTGGATGGAATGAAATCTATCGGTACATGGATAAAGGCTAATATTTTCACTCCATTCATGAATGCATTTAAGGATGCATTCGGAATCCACAGCCCTTCTACTGTGATGGCAGAAATGGGTCAGTATCTCTGGGATGGATTCTGTAACGGTATTAAAGAGTTTTTCTCAAATCCCGGAGCATTTATTAAGGCAAACATTACGGATCCATTTGTGAACGGCTTGAAGAGCCTTCTCGGAATCCATAGCCCGTCTACTGTTCTGGCAGGGATTGGCTCCTACACAGTGCAGGGATTTAACCAGGGCGTGACGAGCGAACAGACTGCTTCCCAGAATGTGGTACAGTCATGGGCTTCTGGCGTGGCAAACTGGTTCTCAGAAAAGTTTGGAATAGGAACAGGGGATTCCGTAGAATCCAAGAAGTGGGCCAATAGCATTATGTCAGGATTTAACAATACTGTAAGGAAGAATTATACCCAGTCCCAGACGGTAATGGAAACATGGGCCGAAAACGTAAGGAAGTGGTTCGTGGGTGTTGACGAAAACCAGGGAGTAAATGAGCTTTCCTGGACGAAATTCGCAGACCTTATTATCCAGGCATTTAAAGCCAAAATAGAAGGTAGCCATTCCGAAACTCAGGGGCCTGTAGAAACGTGGGCCAGAAATGTCAGGGAATGGTTCTGGGGAGACAGTGATCCTCAGGGAACTGGCGGAATGTATGCAGCATTCTACGACATGGCAAAGCGGATCAACGAGGGCTTTGCAAATGGTATCAGCGATTTTGCATATATGGCAAAGGATGCGATCCGGAAGTGGGCGGCTGAGGCAATGGAAGAAGCTGAGGAAGAGTTTGACATCAATTCTCCCTCAAGAGAGTTTTACAACATTGCAGAGTATGTGGTCCGTGGATTCAACAATGGTATTGCTGATATGGCAAGATCGTCCCGTAGTATTGTGCAGGACTGGCTGGATGGTGTTATGGATGTATTTGACGGCGTACAGATCCGTCTTCCTATAGGGATTGATATCCCTAATGCGGCAGCATATCTTCCTAAGATGGCAAGAGGGAGTATTGTTCCGCCACGGGCTGGAGATATGGCCGCGTCTATGCGGAGCCGATCTTATGCGGAGGAAGAATTATTGTCTAATCTGATTGCAAGGCTCGATACTTTGCTTAGCCAGCAACAGGGAGACCGCAGCCAGCCAATCCAGATCGTATTAAATCTGACCGGAAGTATGGCGGCACTGGCAAGAGCATTAAAGCCAGAGCTTGACCGTGAGGCGGCGCGTAGAGGCGTAAGCCTGGTAGTGATAGGAGGAACCTGATGGCGGACAGTGTATTTTTAATGGATGGCAGAGCGTATAACGTGGAAGTGGAGTCTGATTCTCTGGAACGGAGTTTTGCAGTGACAGACACAGATCAGTCAGGGCGTACCATGGACTACACTATGGAGCGTGATGTAATTGGCACGTTTTATAATTATGCTATGAAGGTATACCCAAAAGATGGGGATACAGCCTCCTACGATGCATTTTATGACGCTGTTTCAGATCCTAATAGGGACAGCCATGAAATGACGTTCCCATATGGACAGGAGACATTAACCTTTCGTGCTTACGTCACCCAGGGCAAGGACAAGCTCCGTATCCGGAACGGGAAGAACCTGTGGGGCATGGATGGCCTGTCATTGAATTTCACGGCAATGGAACCGCAGAGGAGGCGATAGGAAATGAAATGGGATATCAGGGTGGAGAGCAATGGGCAGCAGCCATATGCGTCAGTCGAGGATCTTGCAAATATGGAGCAGCAGCTCCCACCTTATGCTCTGTGCCTTCCGAGGTATGCAAAAATGGACAGCAACTATCCTAATGCCCCAGACCAGATAGAAAAGGGGCTGTATGGTTACATCAGTACAGCCCTTAGCGGCCAAGATGGAAGGTTTGAAAATCCTCCGGTAATCACGGTGACATTTGACCGTCTAAAGACAAGTAATGGTATATATCTGGTTTTTAACCGATTAAGTGGCGACTATGCATCCAGTATTCAGATCCGATGGAATAAGGACGGGGAGCTGGTGCATGAGCAGAATTTTGAGCCGGACGGGACAGAGTATTTCTGTCGAGCCAAAGTGCCGCTGTTCAATCAGATCGCAATTACATTCCTTAAAAGCAGTAGGCCCTATCGTTATCTATGGCTAGCTGTTATTAAAAACCAGAGGATGACGGATGCAGGCGGCTTGAAAATCGTTTATGACGATATCGCTCTGGGAGCAGCAGAGAATAATACAGCAGAGACACCGGACAAGGATTATTATGTAAATTTGCAGGATTTGAAAGAAGGGGTTGAGTTTCCGGATTATGCACTGTGCCTGCCGCGTTATGCAAAGATGGACGGAGGTTATTCCAACGCTCCGGATCAGCTGGAAGAGATGGGGTATGTAAGCGACAGTATATCCGGCCCTGATGGTGCATTTGCAGTACCGCCTGCAATCACATTTTCTTTCAGCCAGAATTATTCCAGCGTTGGGGTTACGCTGAGATTCAACGATTATACAGAAGACCGGTGCAGCCGGATCAATATAAAATGGTATCGTGATGAGGAACTGTTAAAGGACCAGGATTACGAACCGGACAGTTATAATTATTTCTGTTACGGAGTAGTGGATTATTACAATAAAGTAGTCATTACGTTTTTGGAAACCAGCAAGCCATATCGTAATGTGTTTTTGACTCATATTATATGGGGGCTGATCCGGGTATTTAAGGATGATGAAATAGAGGACATTAACTGCCTGATGGAACTCAATTCAATCTCTGAAGAGGTCAGCATAAATACGATGGATTACACGATCCGAAGTAAAACAGAGTATGCGTTTGAGTTCCAGAAAAAGCAGAAACAGACCCTGTATTTTGACGAGGCGATTCTGGGGATTTATTACCTTAAGGACGGAAAACAGATCGGGGAAAAACGGTACTCAGTGGAGACACAGGATGCGGTCGGGATTTTGGATAACAATCCGTTTATGGGTGGAATCTATGAAAATATGTTGGTGTCTGAGATTTTGGACAATATTATGGAAGGTGAAGGCATTGCATATTTTTTAGATGATGCCTATAAGGAGACCAGAATAAGCGGATATTTACCCGTTACCAGTAAACGCAGCGCCCTGCAGCAGCTTGCGTTTGCGATTGGTGCTCTGGTAGATACAAGCTATGACCGCCAGCTGTATGTATACCCGGAGCAGACAGAGGTGACGGCAGAATTTATTGGACGTGATATCTTTCTGGGTCTCACTGTGGATCACAGTGAAATGGTGACGGGAATCCGGCTGTATGCACACAGCTATATACCGAGCCAGGAGTCAGCAGAGCTGTATAAGGGAAGCTTAACAGGAGAAACTAAGCTGGAGTTTTCCGAACCGTACCACAGTCTGTCGATCACAGGCGGTACTATAGGAAAGCACGGGGCCAATTATGCATATATCACTTCTAATGGCGGAGAGGTTGTCTTGACGGGGCTTAGATATAATCACAATATGATCACTCTTTTAAAAGAGAACCCTAAGATTACCCAGAATAAAAATATTGCCGAGGTAAAAGAAGCAACCCTTGTCACCATGGAAAATGCGCAGGCGGTATTAAACAGGGTATATGATTACTACAGCAATAATGAGAGTGTCAGCTTCCGGGCAGTTATCAACGATCAGGAACTTGGAAATCGTGTTCGGGTAACAACAGGATTTAAAGGCACAATGGAGGGAATGATCCGGAAACTGGATATGAAATTTTCACGGAGAAAAATCACAGCGGAGGTGACAGTGGGATGAGTACAGTGCTGGATACACTGATTACAGACCGGACCAGTGCAGACCTTGCAGCAGATCTGGATAAGGTCTATGCAGATTATATCTGCCTTAACCGGGTAGAGCAGGCCTGTGCTCTTCTGGCACAGCGGTTTGGCGTAGATATAAAAACCAAGGAATGGAAGATGGAGGACTACCGTACAGATACAGAAATGGCCCGACTGCTCGAAAATATCAAAAAGGTGAGAACGGCATATTTTGTAAAGTCCAGCACCCCGCCAACTCCGGTAAAGATCACATATGATAACATCTACCAGGCCAATGATATTGAGCAGATATTAAAGGATCTGGGAGATATGTATGACAGTATGATATCGGGGCAGAGGCGGTTAAGCTTTCATCTGGGGCGGAAGATGTTGGGAAACAGGAGGTAATACATGGCATTAAAAACAGATTTCAAGGATGATATTTTTGAGGGAAACAGGAAGTATAAGCTGTCCCAGGACGGTACGGGAAACACTGAGATTCAGGACGTGACGGCCTATAGCCAGGAAGGCGACCTGCTCACAGCTGAACATATTAACGCCACCAACGAGGTAGTAAACGGTCTGTCAGAGGATATGGTAGACCTAAAAAAATCTGTCAGTGATGGAAAAGCACAGGTTGCCGCAGCCATCACTGCGAAACGGGTACCTACAGCGGCAACCGCAACATTCGGGGAGATGGCGGCCAATATCGGAAAGATTGTCCTGGGAAGCGGCAATGCGGTGCCGTCGGACGTTTTGGCAGGCAAGACATTTACAAACAACGATGGCAAGGAATATACTGGCACCATGCCCAACCGTGGCGATTACAACGGCTGGGGCAACAGCAAAGGTAATGATGCAGGCAATCAGCGGATGTGGGTCAAAATACCTCAGGGATACTATAACGAGAACGCCAATGTGTTCCTGTCATGGGCGGATATCCGGGCTATGGCAGGGATCACGCCGGAGAAGGTTAAAAAGAATGAGTGGATACTGGGGGTACAGGGAAATTTTGAGGGGTGGGTTCCGAACCCTCAGGATCTGTATTACAACGGGGTCAATAGTGCTGGTCTTATCCTTCTGTACGGCTGGACTTTTGAGAACACAAGAATAGCATTTTATTATGATAGTCTCGCTGGCTCGGTTCCGTCCTTCAGGTTTCCTAACGCTATCGATGTCAGAAGTTATTCGAGATTGATTTTTGAGGGATATTTTCATTGGTCTACGGATTCGACTATGTATTGTATTCTTAATAATCCTACTCAGGTTAGTCGCGCCAATTTTAATAAAGGAGCCACTTATGTTGCACTTGATATTTCACAAGTAGTTACAATCAACGCAAATGCAACCATTAATATGTCATTGGATAAAGCCTCAGGCGGTGTTTGTTATATCACCAGAATAAGGTTAGAGTAAATCAAGTTATTAAAAAGGAGCCAGATGATGGATGAATTAACAAAAGCAGAGCTGGCCCGCATCCGTGACGAGGATCAGCGCCAGAACCGGCGCATTGAGCTGCTGGAGGACATGAGTAAGGTGATCCAGGATCTGGTGCTGTCCATCCATGGCCTTGCGAAAGACATGGAACAGATGCTACAGGAGCAGAAGGAGCAGGGGAAGCGACTGGACAACCAGAGTAAGCGTCTGGACGCCCTGGAACGGGAACCGGGCAACACCTACAAGGACATTAAAAAAACAGTAATCACAGCGATAGTAAGCGCGCTTGCCGGATCACTGGCAACCGGGCTTATTTTAATTTTGTCGCAGACTATCCATTGAGAGGAGGTGAGTATATGCTTAAGAACTGTGTATTCCGTGCCGACGTGGATACCATCCAGTGGGTCAAGGCTGCAGGTATCCGTGCGGTCAAGACTATGGCGCAGACATTTGTCGCCACCATCGGCTCGGCAGCGGTCATGGGTGAGGTCAACTGGCCTATGGTAGCCAGTGCATCCGCGCTGTCCGGTATCCTGTCGGTGGCAACGTCCATCGCAGGACTTCCGGAGCTGCCAGCCAAGACCTGAGAGGAGGTGATCCATAGGTCTCCCGTCCGGCAGGGTCAGAGCCGGAGCAACTATTACATATCATTTTTGAAAGAGAGGACAAATATTATGGCAAACGCAACAGGTAAGAGAGCAGACAAGAGAACAGCAGAGCAGAGACGCAACGATACAGCCCAGAAGGCAAGACCCAAGGGCGCACAGGATACTACTTTTGTAAGCACCGGCCCAGCAATCGGCAAGGAGGACGAGAGAGCGGTAGGCACGGAAGATAAGTAAGCTGTGCGACGTCGCAACATAGGCAGGCCCCGGGATTTCCTGGGGCCGTTTTTGGTTGGAGGGAATATGATTACAGCAGTATTTACAGATAACGATGATTACGCCCGCACCTACGGCCTATGGCAGTGGGATTACGGCCAGCAGCTCAGGATTGAGGGACTGCATCTTCCGACGGCGGTAGAAATCCACTTTGCGCTACAGGAGACCGGCGGCGAGGCCATAACCCGTGTGGGTACCACTAAGGACGGCGTAACAACCGTCACAATCCCGGACAGCATGCTGGAGGGAAATCGTGCGACATGGACGGCAGAAAAGACATATAACATCTATGCATGGGTGTACCTGTCGGATAAGTTATCCGGTGAGACAATCAAGCGGATTACGATGCAGGTCAAATCACGCCCCAAGCCGGAAGCCTTTGAGGCACCGGGAGATGGGGAGATTTTTCACGAGGCGATTGAAGCCGTTAATGATGCCGCCAAACGTGCGGAGGAGGCCGGAGATAAGGCTATAGCTGCTGCGGATGAGGCCAAGTCAGCAGCCACCCAGACAGCGGAGCATCTGCAAGCTACAGAGGGTCTTGCAGAGCAGGTAGAGACCAATGCCGACACCGTGGCGCAGGATAAGCAGGCTGTAGCAGGGATGCTCTCCCAGACACAGCAGGTGGCCTCAGATGCGGCGTTATCAGCACAGGAGGCTAAGTTATCAGAGACAGCCGCAGTACAGGCACAGGCGGGCGCTGAGGCGGCTGAGGATGGGGCAAGACAGTACGCTGAGGAGACAAGGGCAGACCGTCAGGCAGTGACCGAAGATAAACAGGCAGTTAGCCAGATGAGGGAAGACGTGGCGGCAGACCGTCAGGCGGTAGAGCAGACCGCTGCGCAGTTTGGACAGACCTCCCAAGACGCCCTTACAGCCATAGGGCAAGCTCAGAGCACAGCTGTGGGATCTGTTAAGGCCGAGGGGCAAAAACAGACCACAGCAGTACAGGAGGCAGGCACACAGGCGGTCAGTGAGGTTACTGAGGCCAAGACTACAGCAGTGGAGGCAGTCACCACAGAGGGCGATAAGCAGACCAAAAGGGTTGAGGATGCGGCTGCCGGGATTATAGCGGATAGGGAGCAGATCAGCCAGAATAAGACTGATATAGCCGGCC